CTCCCGGTCCCTGACCTTCCGGTACAGTGCTGGTCTGTCAAAGCATTCTGGCGGGCCGGTTCTCATCACAGAAAGGACAGCTCATGTCTCAAGAGCCCGCCAGCCTTGTGGAAATCACAGAGGACCTGACAGGTCTGCTTAAGGAGGACAAGCGCTTTGATAAACGCCTCAAGGCTGTGACGGCGATTGTTGAAGGCTACGGCGGCGTATCGAACAAGGCCGTGAGTGAAGAGAACGTCTGAAACCCAACCCAAACACCTTCTAGAGCCAAGTGAAATACAGATCAGCAATCCGTTTTGATGATTATCTCCTGGAGGGAAAGGCCTATCTGCGGCGCGAGCTTGACAGTGGTCAGGTGCAGTATGCGGCTCCTATTCAGTTTGGGGTGCCGATAGAGCCGATAGAGGCGCTCGGTACAGCCCGTCCGTTGTTCTACGAAGGCGAAGATTTGCGCGATGTTTTGCAAGCAGTAGTGGATGCAGCATGGGACGAAGGCATAAGGCCCAAGCAGGCCACAGACAGGGCGACGCGCGGCGACATTGAGCGCCATTTGGAGGATATGCGCACAATCGTCTTGCACAAGTTTGGCGTGACGCAGACAAAATCAAACGGCTAAACACCAACCTTCTAAAGCCAAATGACCGTAACCCTCCACCACATAAACGAGCATGTAGGCTTGACCTTCCTGCACAAAGACAGTGATGGGGAATTGGTTGACGCGGATTCCATCACGCTCAAGACCCGCATGGGGCAAGGTGGCAAGGTGACGACAGCTACGCCCTCGAAGTCAGACACCGGCACTTACAAAAGCACTCTCACACCAGACTGTGCGGGCTGGCTCTATTGGCGCATTGAGACAACATACTTGGGCGTCAATGACGTTCAAGAGGGCAGGGAATACGTAGAGCCTGGGTTCTTCGCTGACCAATTCAACAGTAGGAATGATTATGCCTGACTTTGCCTTTGACAGACTTTTGAGTTTGCCTGACTTCGTTCCCGCGCAACATGCGCGCTATGTAAGTGGCGATGATGCGGTGATTTTTGGCGGACCCATTAAGTACACTGTGTTCCCGGATCTGCATGTTCACCACAGGCGTCATGTTGATGAGCTGAGGGCCTTGCCTGCGGATGCTGAGTTTCAGAAGGCTTGTGCAAAATTTTCAAAAAGAGATCAAATCTCTAACTACTGAAGCAATGGCTTTTTCAAAAGGTAAATCAGGAAACCCAGGTGGCCGCAGAAGGGAGAAGCTCGCGTTTGAGGCGCTGAGCATGGAAATCGCAGCTGACCCTAAGAAGATGCGCAAGATTGCCAAGAAGCTTCTGGATGAGGCTGAGAGCGGCAACATGGTTGCAATCAAGGAAGTCTTTGACCGCCTCGACGGCAAGCCCGCACAAACCGTTGATATGAATGTTGACGACAAACGCACAAGCGCTGATTGGTCCAGAAACGAACTGGTCGACTTCCTCACTAACGCCGCAAATAGCAGCGGCGGAGCTTCTGAGGAGGACGGACGCAGCAAGCCAGCTGGTCCCCTTCACTGAGTACACGCTACCGACCTACTCGCCTGCACCGCATCACAGGTTGATTGCTCAAAAGCTTGAAGCTGTAGAGCGCGGTGAGATTGACCGGCTGATGATTTTCATGCCTCCACGGCACGGCAAATCAGAGCTTGGTTCGAGGCGTTTCCCGGCGTGGTATCTCGGGCGTAACCCCGGCAAGTCGATCATCGCGGCCAGCTACAACAGCGACCTTGCAACGGACTTTGGCCGGGAGGTTCGGAACATCGTCAATGCACCTGAGTATGGGTGTGTATTTGAGTCCAGCCTTTCCGCAGACAGCAAGGCGGCAAACCGCTGGCATACGGACGCAGGAGGGATTTACGTAGCAGCAGGTGTAGGAACCGCTGTTACAGGACGCGGCGCTGATATCTTCCTTATTGATGACCCGGTTAAGGACCGCGAGGAAGCAGACAGTGAAATCAAGCGTCAAAGGGTTTGGGACTGGTACACCTCAACGGCGTACACGAGGCTTGCTCCGGGTGGCGCTATTATCCTTATCCAGACCAGATGGAATGAGGACGATCTAGGTGGACGGCTTCTAGAGGCACAAGAGGCCGGTGGCGACAAGTGGGAGGTTCTGGACCTTCCGGCCATTAGAGATGATGGAAGCGCACTGTGGCCTGATAGGTACAGCGTAGAAGCTCTGGAGCGCATCAAGGCCGCAATCGGCCCGCGTGACTGGTCAGCGCTCTATCAGCAAGCTCCGGCTCCTGACGAAGGCCTGTACTTCAAGCGCGAGTGGATACAGCATTACGACAAGCTTCCAGAGCACATGCACACCTACGGTGCTTCGGACTATGCGGTGACAGCAGACGGCGGTGATTTCACGGTTCACGGTGTCGGTGGTGTTGACGCAGACGACAATCTCTATCTTCTGAATTGGTGGCGAGGACAGACAGACAGCCACATCTGGATAGAGGAAGTCATCAACCTCATGGCCCGGCACAAGCCGTTGCAGTGGGGTGAAGAGAACGGGCAGATTATCAAATCCGTTGGCCCGTTCCTCAACCAACGAATGAATGAGCGCCGAGTCTATTGCTCAAGAGAGCAGTACGCTTCAGCCGCTGATAAGCCGACCAGAGCGCGGTCATTCCAGGCCCGCATGTCGATGGGCAAGGTGTTCTTCCCAAGGCCCGAGAAAGCGCCATGGGTAGCCGATCTGATCTCAGAGCTTCTGACCTTCCCGGCAGGCAAGAATGACGATCAGGTGGACGTTCTGAGCCTTCTGGGGCGCATGCTGGACGAGATGGTGGGCAAGAAGCCCAAAGGCTCCGGCAGCAAGTCTACGGACAAATGGGATCGGGCTTTCAGTAAGGCAGAGCGCGGCAAGGCAAAATCATACAGAGTGCTTTAATGCCCAAAACCTCACAAGAGCGGAGTGAATCCGCCAAGCGTGGTGCAGAGACCCGCAAGAGAAACAAGACGAATGAGGAGCTGCTGACCAAACTGGTTGGCTGGTTCGAGCATTCCGAAGAGACAACGGCAGACGCTCGTAAGAATGCCCGTCGCGACCGTGACTATTATGACGGTAAGCAGTGGACGAGCGAAGAGATTGAGGAGCTGGAAGACAGGGGGCAGGCTGCGACGGTTTTCAACCACGTCAGGCGAAAGGTGAACTTCAACCTTGGCTATGAAATGCAGACGAGGGCGGACCCGAAGGCCTTTCCTCGCAATCCACAAGACGAGGAATCAGCAGAGGCGGCAACAGATGCTCTGCGGTATGTACAGGACAGCACAGATCTGCCGGAAAAGTTCTCCGAGAGCTTCGAAAATATGGTCTTGGAAGGCTTTGGTGGGATTGAGGTTCTCTACGATATCAAGCGCGGCAAGGTGGATATAAAATGCTGGGATTGGGACCGGCTTTTCTATGACCCTTACAGTGCCCGCCCTGATTTCTCAGACGCGGAATATGTCGGCACCGTCCAATGGATGGATGAGCACCGCGCGGTGTCTCGCTATGGGCGGAAGGAAGCAATTGATCTGAGCATTGCGCACGAAAAGGCGCACTCCAGTACAGCGGGTTCGGAAACCTATGATGACAAACCGCGCTATAACATCTGGGCAAAGCTGGGTGAACGCAAGCGCGTCAGGGTGTGCCAGATCTACTGGCGAGAGAAGGGCGAATGGTATTGGGCGCATTATACCAAGGGAGGCTTTCTGGCCGACCCCAAGCCGGTAATTTACATTGATGAGGATGGAGAGAACGAATGCCCGCTTATTCTCCAGAGCGCCTATGTTGATGCTGAAAACTGCCGGTATGGTGACGCAAGAGAACTGATCTCACCGCAGGACGCGATTAACAAGGGTTATTCAAAGTGGCTTCATAGCTTGGCCACTCGTGGTGTGATCATGGAGGAGGGGGCGGTCGATGACGTTGAAGAAATGCGATCAGAGCTGGCTAAGCCCGACTTTGTGGTCGTGCACAATCCGAACAAGCATTTTGAGATTGATACCGGCGCGGACTTTGCAACCGGTTCCGCGCAGATCCTTCTCAACGCCAAGCAGGAAATGGAGGCCGCAGGGCCTAACGCAGCTCTTCAGGGCAAGCAGAGGGAGGGCGCGTCCGGGCGGGCCATTATTGCCTCACAGCAAGGCGGCATTGCAGAGCTCGGCAAGCTTCTGGGGCGGTATCGCAGTCTCAGGCTTCGCACGTATCGCCAGATCTGGAATCGCATCCGTCAATTTTGGACCTCAGAAAAGTGGGTTCGTGTCACTGATGACGAACAGAAGGTCCGTTTTGTTGGCTTGAACCAGCCGATTAGCCGTGTCGAGCAGCTCATGGAAGAGCGAGGCATCAATCAGGAGCTTACTCCGGAAGAGGGCGCGGCGCTCATGGTAAAAGCTGGCCAGAGCGGTGCAGATGCCACTGAAGTTGTCGGTATTCGGAACGAAGTCGCCAAGATGGACATGGACATCATCATGGACGAAGCGCCGGACACGGTAACGATCCAGCAAGAGCAGTTCACGGAGATAGCCAAACTTGCGAATGGACGTGGCGACATACCGACTTCGATGCTCATTGAAATGTCATCACTGCGGAACAAGGACAAGATCCTTGAGCAGCTGAAGGGCGGCGGGGAAATGTCGCCAGAAGAGCAAGCCGCTGCCGAACAGCAGCAACAGATGGCACAGCGCGCCGCTGAGATTGAAATAGCAGGCGCAGAGGCTGAAGTGGCCGAGACCACAGCAAAGACACAGAAACTACAAGTCGAGACGTTGAAGCTCGCAACAGAGCCAGCGCAAGGAACACCGGCCAACTAAGCCGGGTAGGTGACGCCGACCTCAGAAGGGCGGTTGAACGTGACGCCGACGACAACGGGCGAATGGACCTTGGAACATGGAAGAAACGCAAGCCGCGGCTGAACAGGTCGCGCCAAAGCCTTTGACTGAAATTTTCAACCCCTCACAAGACATTGCCCCTGAACCGGCTCCAGAGCCAGAACCAGAGGTGGTGGAAAAAGCCGAACCGGAAACGGTTGAAGAGCCAGGTGAGACGGCAGCGCCTGAAGAGGGGCCGGAACAACCGGACCTTGAGAAACCCGAGCCAGAGGCCGCGAAAGATCCCTGGACCAAGACCGCCTATCTGTCGGAGAAACGCAAGCGACAGGAGCTTGAGCGCAGGCTGGATGCGATTGAGAACCAGCAAGCCAAGGCACCTGACGAGCCTGCCCCTGATATGTTTGAAGACCCGGAAGGGTATCAAGAACATCAGGACAAGAAGATCGAGGCCGTTAAAGAAGTTGCGCAGAATAGCGCGATTGAGGCGACTTTGAGGGTTTCAAGGGCTCATGTCTTGAAAGAGTATGGCGAGGAAAAGCTAGAAGAAGCTGCGGTTGGTTTTGAATTGGCGCTTCAACGGAATCCGTCACTTCAGCAGAAAGCCCTGGAATCTGAAAGCCCTTACCAATTCATCTATGACACGGGCGTTGCTGAGCTAAATCGCGAAGCAATGGGAGACCCGGCAGCGTATGCCGCTAAAGTGGCTGATGAGGCCATGAAAAAGGCAGAAGCTGAGATCGAGAAGCGCGTTGCTGAACGCGTCAAGGCCGAGCTTGCAAAGCATCTCCCGCAATCGTTGGCAGAGGAACAGTCCCAAGGTGAGCGGACAACTGAGAAGCCGCAATGGGGTGGGCCGAAGTCAATAAATCAAATCCTGAAGGGCAGGCGCTAACGACCATGCCCTCACAACAAGAAAAAGAGCTAGAAAATGGCCGATTCAAATGCTGCAACGGGCTTGGTAGTCCAACAGTGGGACGACGACTTTTTCACTGAGTACGTCCAGGATAACCCGTTCGCTCCGTATATGGGGACGGACGAAAACTCCATCATCCAGGTCAACGAGGATCTGACCAAAAAGAAGGGCGACAGCATTACGTTCGCTCTCGTCAATCGCCTTACCAACTCTGCCGTTACGGGGTCCAGTACTCTGGAAGGCAACGAAGAGGCGATGGATACCCGGTCGCACAAGCTGACCATTGACCAACGCCGGAATGCTGTTCGTGTTCCTGCCTTCGAAAACCAGAAATCGGCAATCGATCTGCGAAATGCAGCCCGTGCAACGCTGATGACCTGGGCGATGGAAGACACGCGCGATCTGGTCATTTCGGCAGGTCAGTCCATCAACGGTACAGCCTACGGCTCGGCTTCCGAAGCCAACAAGGATGCATGGCTGGTGGATAATGCTGACCGTGTGCTCTTCGGGGCCGCGAAGTCCAACAACTCGTCAAACGATCACTCCGCATCTCTGGCGAACGTGGACAACACCAGCGACAAGCTGACGAGCGGTGCGCTTTCCCTGCTGAAGCGTATCGCACTGTCTGCAAACCCGAAGATCCGTCCGATTCGTGTCGAGGGCATGAACAAGCGTTTCTTCGTTGCCTTCGTGAACCCTCAGGTCATGCGTGATCTGAAGACCGACACGACCATCACCAATGCTCAGCGTGACGTTGTGATCCGCAACCAGAACAACAAACTGTTCCAGGGCGGTGACGTTGAGTGGGACGGCATCATCGTTCACGAGGTCGATGATATCCCGGTCTACGCTTCTGGTGCGGCGAGCATCAACATCTCTCCGGTGCTCTTCTGTGGAGCGCAGGCGTTCGGCGTGGGCTACGGCAAGCGCTGGCAGTCCGTGACCGAAGAGTTCGACTATGGCGACAAGCATGGCGTTGCAACGCGCGCTTGGTACGGCGTGGACAAGCTCACCTTCGGTTCAGGTTCGGCTGATACCGACGATCTGAAAGACAATGGCATGGTGACCGGCTGGTTCGCCGCCGTTGCTGACAGCTAAGGCCAGATAGGGCGGGGTCCCGGCTCCGCCCGCAACAAAGGACAAGACAATGAAAGTCAAACACATCGGTGAGGGGCCGCATCGGCCTGCCTTGGATAAAGATGGCAACCCTCTCCCGTTTGAAGCTTACGGTTTCAAGTTTCCTGGGAAGGGTGCGGTGGAAGTTCCGGACGGCCATCCAGCCGCTGAGAAATTCCGCAACAATTCGCACTTCGAGTGCAAAGACGAATAGGGCTCCGGCCCTCTCGGGCGGGCACAGAACACAACAACGACAATAACGACACTGTTGCCCGCCCCTCAAAGGCTCACTCATGACCCCTGATGAACTCGCCATAGAAGTTGCCGAAGAACTTGGTGTGCTTGGTGCTGGCCAGTCTCTGTCCGCAGAAGACCAGGACAAGATTGACCGGCGCTACAAGCAGGTTCGTGCGCTCTATAAGCATCGGAACTGGATGTATTGGGGCGAGGATAATGAAATTCCGGATGGCGCGGAGACCGGGACGATCATGCTTGTAGCCTACTACTGTTCCCGCCCCTTTGGCATTCAGCCTGACGAGGGCTTGAAGATGCAGGGCGAGCGAGATTTGGCCCTGCACCGAAATCGCGGTTATCCGCGCAAATCCGTCAAGCGTAAGGACTACTGATGCAGCGCATTGCAGTAGAGTTTGGCGGCGGCTCCAACCCGATAGGCGGGACGGCTGGCGAAGCGCGTTTCGTCAATTGCTTTTTGAAGGCCATAGGTGCTGAGGGCAAGGAAACAACTCTCGTCCAGGCGCAAGACGGCCTGACTCAGGTCGCAACACACGCCAGCGCGCAAGGCACACGCGGGATATTCCCGATTGATGACGCAAACCTTCTTTGGGTGGCTGGGGTCAATTGCTTCCATGTGGATGCGTCATTCTCGGTCACGAGCCTCGGAGGCATTCCCGGAACTGGACCGGTAACCTTCGCGAAGAACCGCAAGAAGCCAGACCCGCAGGTGATGATTGCAGGCGATGGGCATCGCTATCTGGCGGAACAGCAATCCGGATCGTGGGCCATAAACAGGATTGCAGACTCTGACCTACTTGCTACCCATTCCTGCGCCTTCGTGGATGGCTATTTTCTGGCATTCTACAACGATGGCCGGTTCGGATGGTCCTCGTTGGACGAGGGGTCCGAATGGGCTGCGCTGGACCGTGCGGTTGCTGAAGGTGATCCAGATCCTTTGGTTCGAGGCTTCGTGCATGACAGGACTGTCTATCTGTTGGGCGAGAAAAGCCTGGAGACGTGGCGCAATACCGGTTCTTCAACGACATTCGAGAGAACCGGATTTCGGGAAATTGGCTGCAAGGCCGGTTTTTCAGTTCAGGCTGTCACAGATGGCATTCTATGGGTGTCAGATGACGACAGGGTTAGGCTTGGTCATGAGTTGACATATCGGGTGGTTTCGAATGCCGGACTAGAGCTTCTACTCGAAAACACAAATGGCGATGAGCTGCGTTCATGGACCTACGCCAAGGCCGGTGAGGAGTTCTACGTTCTGGCCTGCAACACATGGTGCTGGGAGCTGAACGTCAAAACGGGGCGCTGGAATGAGCGTGAAAGCCTCATAGACGGCGAAATTAGCCGCTGGAGAGGCGAGCACTACGCCCGATGGGGCAACAGGGACATTTTTGGCAATGACGTCTCCACACCCCTCTATGAGGCTTCTGAGGGCGTTTATAACGAGGCAGGAACCAACTTCACGGTGACAGTGCAGACGCCGCCGCAGCATACCTTCCCGAATGGTGCGCTCTTTCACTCCCTGCATGTAGATTTGGTGTCAGGTGTGGGGCTCAACTCAACGACAGCAAGCGAAAGCAACCCGGAACTCATGCTCCAGTGGTCAGACGATGGTGGGCAGTCTTGGTCAAACGAGCTGAGACGCCCAGTCGGCAAGATCGGGGAGCGTTCTGCAAGTGTCCGGTTTGATCGTCTGGGCAGGACGGGTCGGCAAGGGCGCGTCTGGAAGTTTTCGTGGTCAGCGCCAGTCGCTCGTCAGCTCCTAAGCGCTTACGCAGATGTGCAGGTGATTGGTGAATAGCCATGACTGCGGTCAAGCCGAACACTGACAGGATTTCCGACAACGGAGAGTTGAGCCGGGAATGGCGAGAAGCTCTTGACGAGCTTTTTCGCCAAGTTAACGACCTCCAAAAACGAATTGCGGCGCTAGAACCGTAAGGAACGGCCAATGTCATTTCTTAAGAAACTCAGCAAAAAGATCTTTGGTGAGGTTGATACGCAACCCGCAATCGACGCTGCCAATCAAGGGAACCAGAAGGCCAGGGCCTTACTCAACCCCGGCATTGAGGCGAATGAGAGCGCCCTGGCACGTGTCGCGGCTTTGCTGAACAACCCCGGATCTTTTGAGGGCACGCCAGGCTTCCGTTTTGCTCTCGATGAAAGCATCGGCGCGTTGGATAAGTCAGCTGCTGCAAGGGGCGTTCTTGGCTCTGGCGGGGCACCAAAAAGAGCTGCAACAGCGGGCAATCGGGCTGGCCAACCAAGACTTTGGGAACGAGTTCAACCGCTTCATGGCCTTGATC